TCTAAGATTTTGTACATAATCCCTTCCTGCTTTTTTTTGATTTTCAACAGCTTCTTCATAAAACATTTGCTGTGCTTGTTGGCCTGCTCGAGATAATGCTTCAAAAGATTCTGCTGCACCAGTTCTTGTACTAATAATGCCAAGTGGTCTATTAACAAATGTTGTTGTTTTAGCTTTTAGAAATTCTGCCATTATGTACTATAACTCCTACTTCCGTAACCAACCTGTCTCATTGTCATAGGTGATCCTGTTCCCGGTGCAATTTTAGAATATTGATGTCCTGCTGTTAACAAACTTGACACAGCACTAATAGTACCTGCTCGTCTAGCATTACGTGCTTGCATGTTTGATATTTGAATACTCATACTACGCTGACTTTGTTCAGCTATATATTGCAATCTTGCTCTACCCTCGGCTGTTTCTGCTTCGCTCACAGCTTTTTCTCTTATTGCTTTTAATGATCTATCTTCATCCCGACCCATTACTCCTTGTATAGAAGAGTTCAAATTTAAAAGCGTTTGTAAATTAGACATCCTTATATTATGTTCTTGCATTGCTGTAAGTTCAGCATCTTTCTTTTGCTCTTCTAATTGTGCTGCTTGTGCCCTAGCTTCTGCTGCTCTTGCCTTGCCTGCTTGCATTGCACCATATGCACTAACAACTGCACCTGCTACCATCCACCAACTCATCCGAATGCTACCTCCACTACCATGCCATTAATGTCTAAACTAAAAGGATAACTCTGTGATACATTAACTCTTGGGTCACGACTATACCCAAGTATCCTAAACTCTTCTTTGCCTGTTACTGGTACTCTTTCATTAGACATATCATCAGTAACATTCCTAAAAACAAGATCATTATTATTTACAGAAACTGCTAGAGTAGAATACAAATCCAAAACAACTCTACTAATTCTTCTAGGCTCTCCGGTAAGTGGCCCACCAATAATACCTGCATCCACTGGCAAGGTCTTGATGAGAGGAGTGAATGCATAACCTATATAGCCAGTGGATACATTTGATTTAGCTAATGATGCATCTATTTGTCCTCCGGCTATAGTAAACTCACCAAGATAATCATTACCACTAATTGCTTTTACAACAGCACCATTTGAAAAGTGTGATGTCAATCCACTGAATACACTGCTTGATGCACTAAACTCATCACAAAAGTCCATTGGCATATCTACCTGAAACTCTTCTAAAAATAACTTGTCTGATCCTGAACCATCATCTCTTGAAGCAACAACAAATAATCTTTCAAATACACTACATATTGAATGCCACTTGCCTGCCGTATCCCACAATGTCCATCCTGCTTTATTGTCTCCTCTAATAGAATAGAACACAGCTATAGTACCATCACTATTTAAAAGAAAAGCATATGATTCACTTCTGTTTAAAGCACCTTTAATAGATGTTTGTTGGACAGGATTTAGTATTAGATGAGGTGCAAGACTTGACACAGCTACTGAGGTATAAGCTTGTTCAGCATCTGTAAACAAAAACTCTCGCAAAGCAGAACCAGTTGTTTGTATAAATAATGTAGCACCATCAAATACAGCAGGCCTTACAAACGATGCACCATATGGTGTTTGTCTGCGTATCTGTGCATTAGCAGGTGTAACTGGTTTATCTACCGGTGCTTGTACAAACAACTCTGCACCTGTAGTAAAGACCTGTAAATCTCTGTTTGATACTAAATGTCTTACAGTAAATATCTCACCAACGTTTGCTGTAAGATCAAGTGCATCATTGTCTTCACCATCACCAACATCAAAGTTAAAATATTGCCCTGACTTACTACCCCATATACCATCAGGCTGTGCTAGTGTACCACCAAACCATAATCTATTTTGATGAAAAGTAACTGCTGCCGGAAAGCCACGAACAGCAGAATAGCTTTGCTCTTGCCATTCAGTTGTAGCTGATCCAGTCTCAACCCTCGGTCTGCCACCACCATCTTCTGAAGAGGTTGCCTCATGGCTTGCAGCTACATTAAATTCATATGTATTTTCATCTATTACAGCAGTTATAGTTTGTGTACCATTTAATCTTGTAATACCTATACCACCTACAGTTCCTGCCCTGTCTATAATAATTGTAGCACCTACGGATAATCCATGTAAGGCATGCGTTACTTGAACAGCCAAACTATCCTCTGTTGTTTTAAAAGCATTTAAATCTAATTGCTGTCTAAGCGTTCCATAAATAGTGGCTGTTACAGTTGTTGCATTTGTATAACCAGTAATCTCTGCTTCGGCAGTTCCTATCTTAAGATATACACCAACATGATCTGATGTAAAATAATCAGCACTAGTTGTTAAAGTAACTCCACTACCACTTGTAGCACTAGCTGATATAGTTACACCTAATGCTTGAAATGGATAATAAGGCTGAAAGACATGCTCACTATTACTTGACGATTCAAAATTAAAAGTTTGAACAACAAATGTTGTTAAGCCTGTACGAACAATTTTTCTTGGTGCTATTGTTTGATGACATATAAACATAACGTCACCTTGTTGTGCAAAAGTATATTCTTCTAAGTAAGGTGCAGAGGTTGTATTCACTAACCAACTTTGCCCAGTTAAAGCCTGTATCGATGATATAGCACCAGTTGTAGGACTCACTTGAAATATTTCTATACGTGTATTGCTAAATGCTATTATGTATTGTTCATCATCTGAAAATGAAAAAGGTTCTATACGAACTGTTTGTCTAAGGTTTGAATCATAAGACGGACTGCTTCCAAAGTTATGCCATCTTTTTGTTCCGGGTCTTTTAGTTACTCCACCCTCGCCACGTATAAAAAAATTACGCACTCGTTCTGCTGAGTTTTTATATATAGGTGAATCGGTTCTTGATGTTAACGAAGGACTAATTTCACCAAACTGAAAACTATTTTGTGGTATTCTAATCCTTGCCATTAGCTTAACCTATTTGTTCTAAACCTCGTGGTTGATAATACCCTTGATGTTTGTTGTTGACCATCTAAGTTTCTAGCTTTGGCCATAAGTCTTTCAGCTTTAACTTCCATCATTTCCATAAGTTTGTCATCTCTAGCTATCGCTGTTGCAAATACCGAAGCTAGTGAATACTGCACAGCAAGTGAAAAGTATGATGGAAAGTCTACCTCATCTGCCCTGTAAGTATAGTCAGCTATCAAAGTATCGTTTGTAGTTGAGTCAGAAAAAACCTTATCACCATATACAGTATACTGTATTTTATTATCGTTTATTGTAACAGCGTGTAGCATCAACAAGTTACTTGGTAACTGATGTGCTATATCAAATCTGCCTGTAGGTGTGTCTGTTAATTGATTAAGAACTGCCTGCTCTGTAGCAAATCTCCACCTGCATATACATAAAGAAGACCTAACGACATCCTCATACATGTTAGAGGCTACCAATGCTTCCGTTGAACTAGTTTCAAATGAAGTGATTGGCTCTGCACCAATAAGCACTAAGGCTCTTGATGCTATGTCTAACGCTGAGTTGGATGCCGTTGAAGTCATTAGTTATTAGTCGCCATCAGTTTCTACTACGGCAGTTCCGTCAGAAACGTCAACCACTGTACCAGTATTTGATAACACATTAACAAAGTTTGTTGTTGGTGTGTTTGTATCTACAACAATAATTAAGTCACGAACTGCAAGCATATTTGCTGCATCGTTAAAATAACCTGATGTATTTACAGTAGCAATAGCATCTGCTGATGTATAAAACCAGAGATCGCCATTAGATGCTCCACCAATTCTTGTTAGGTTTGCTGCACTATAAGCCATGATTCACCTCCTATGTATTGTTATCAAGAAGTTCATAGATACCATTGTCGTCAATAACGACAGCACCCATGGACATCATTGATGTTGCTAAGTGTGAAACTCTTTCAGGCACATAATTTAACTCAGTAGTTACATTAGCACCAATGCCAAGTCCTACAGCAGTTGTATGATATGCCATGTTCTTACCTGCAGTTACAGCAGTTGTTGAAAAAATCTTGAATCCCAAGAACTC